CAAAATTCGAAGTGATCTGGCTGACAACGTTCATATAATTTGACGTCGTGGCCATATTTACGATATTTTGCGATTGCATCTTCCACGAAACCTTCTATTGAATCATCTCCCATCACTCCGGCATCAGATGCTCCGATAAGTCGAGCAACGGCCCACCGCATAACGCAGTTGAACCTACTTGTCTCGAAGAATCCACTGAGCATCATTCCATAACGAGTGAAAACATAAAGTTTTCCATTTGGGAGTGAGAAAATTGGATGTGTCACATTCCATAACATCTTCCAACTTAGTCTCCAATGTGCTGAATCTGGATTTGACCCCATGTTCACGAGTGTAATGATGAGAGCAACGCACATTTCCCACAATTGAACTGAAAAGTCCCAGTGTTTAATGTCACTGTTGGCGAGTGAAGTTAAATCCCCGTTGGCGATTTGAGAAAAGTATTTGAACAATTCTCGGCAATCTTCATCAACCGCAAGACCCATTCCGGGCTTGGAAGGGAAGTTTCTCCAACTCGCAATCTCTACAACATGTTGTCGTGTCCACAGACATCGTGCAATAATCTGATCTATGATTGCAATGGATATGATAAGTCTCACTCTCCCTGATTTTAATTTCTCAAGGGTGTGTGGTTCTTTCTTGGCGAATGTTTTCTCAACATCCTTCAAGTCCATTTCCACCAATTCTTCAGGTTCGAGATCGAAATAAATTTCGAAATCGACGGCATCAATGTTCTCAATTCTTTGGCACACAGCGTCAACGACTAGTTGAGGGTGTAACTCAAATAATCTTCCGTTGTCTGTCGCAAGACAAGACAACGGGACACCTGGACCAGCAGACTTGTTTACATCTTCCATTGCCTCAACAATTTCTTCACGCAAAAGCGTGTAGTTAATGTCGGGTCCGGAACACCATTCAGGTACTGACGATGTTGGCCATCTGTCGCAAGCTTCGTTAATAATTGGCACGAGTTGATCTTCTGTGGGAATTTCACCCACAAGACGACTGGAACAATAGTACTTGAGTGTATTTAAAATAGCATCAGAGGTACGTGG